CGACGAACTGCATTCTTACGGTGCAGAACAATTCATTAAGGTATTTGAAACAGTATCTTATGAATTTATTTTTGGTTTAACAGCTACTATTGAGCGTGCAGATGGTATGCATGAAGTACTTTTAGAATATGCACCTGTAATTGACAGTGTACCTATAGAAGAGTGCCATGAAAATGGCTGGGTTAGTAATTACTTAGTGTATAATCTAGAAGTTCCTATGCTAGATGACGAGAAAGCAGAGTATAAAAAAGCTAATAATCAGTTTAAATACGCAGCATCTCGTATTGGTTTTGGAGGTGCAGATTCTTTTAAGAATGCACAGATGCTATTAAAAGATAGCAATGCATCCCCTGAAGCTAGAGGTATGGCTGCTATTTATTATAGTTCTATGCGTAAACGTGGTGATGTATGTAAAAACTCTAAAGCTAAAATACCTGTTATTAAGCAATTGTTGGAAAAGTTTAAAGACCGTAAAGCATTATTATTTAGTGCATCTACAGACTTTGCAGATAAAGTACAAGAAGAGCTTGGTGATATATGTCTTAGTTTTCATAGTAAACGTACTAAGAAAGATCAAGCAATGATACTTAAGAAGTTTAAAGACAACAGAACTAAACAGCGTGTAATAAGCTCAGTAAAAGCTTTAAACGCAGGTTTTGATGTTCCTGATTGCTCATTAGGTATTGTGGCTGCAGGTAATTCTCGTAAACTAGATAACATACAGCGTACAGGTCGTATCATTAGATATGTGCCAGGTAAAACAGCTGTAATTATTAATCTCTATGCACCTGACACACAAGAAGTATCTTGGCTTAACAAAAGACAGGAAGGACAAGATGTTAGATGGGTGAGTAGCATAGAAGAAATAACAGTGTAATAAATTAGGTAAGAAAAATGAGTACACTCTTTTAAGACCGTGATTCCAGGCGATACTGCCAAACCACATGTGCGCCTATTTTATTATTATGCTAAATCGTACCCTAACGGGTATAAAATGACTTGATAAGTGATTAATTATACCCTAACGGGTGTAATATTGCATACATGAGCCGAATAGAAAAACTAAACGGCTCATAAACTATTAACTAAAACAAGATGGAAGCTAAAACTATGTTTGAATTACAATTTGGATTTACATCTGAAGACCAAACAAAAGTGTATACTTATGAAAGAGATAGGTACGGAGCAAAAGAAAAGAAACGTTTACAAGTAGAAGCAGACTGGAAAGAAATCAGAGAAGCTGAAAAAAAACTATTTTCTATACCTTCTAAAGACAGGTTACACAATCAGTGGTGGGACATGACTAAGTCTAAGTTCTGGCAAGAGGTTGCTCAATGCGATGTAACTTACTTTGGAATAACTACAAAGTTTAAAAAATTACCTAAGAACGAATGGAGACAACCAAATTATTAACTAAAAACTAAATTATGGTAACACAATTAGCATTAGGTATAGTATGCCTAGTAAGTCTGTACATAGTATGGATGATGATTAAAACAAAAGAAGTGAAAGATGTGCACATAAATGCAACAGCTTATAACCTAAAAAAACAAAAAAACAATGGCTCTAACGCAGGAAGAAAAAATAAACACAATAGTAGAAATACTGGAAAAGCACAACAAGGTGCACGAAAACATGGAAAATCAGCTAAAACTAATAGCAGACTTTCTAAACACAACGTCAGAACAAGTACTAAAGATTAAAAAACAATTGCGTGATACTACAGAAAGTAACGCGTAAATCAATGTTGATAAGACCATCAGGTCGTAGCACAGATTTTATATCCCCCTCATTTGGCTACGGTTGTTTATACAATTGCTCATATTGTTACATGAAACGACACAAACCTGATGGTCTATCAATATCTACAAACACAGGCGACATACTTACAGCAATAAATAACCACGCATACTTTACACCTGTAGAAAAACCTAATCAAACGCACGCAGACTATACTACCTACGACATTAGTTGTAACGAAGACTTTGCACTGCATGCTAAACATCATGATTGGGAAAATATCTTTGAGTTTTTTAGAACTCATCCTGTTGCGATGGGTGCATTTGCTACTAAGTATGTTAATCCTAATCTAATTAACTTTGATCCGCAAGGTAAAATACGTATTAGATTTAGTTTGATGCCACAGCACATGTCTGACATTCACGAGCCTAACACATCTAAAATCATTGATAGAATTAAAGCTATCGATGCATTTATAGATGCAGGGTATGATGTCCATGTGAACTTTAGCCCAGTTATTATAGAAGATAATTGGCTAGAGGATTATAGAGACTTGTTTAATATGATGAACGATTACGTTGATTATAAAAATCAAGTACATGCAGAAGTAATATTTTTAACTCACAATGAAAAGAAACATGAAGAAAACTTAAAGAAACACCCTGAAACAGAGTTAGATCTCTGGAACCCAGCTATACAAGAAGAGAAAGTCTCGCAGTATGGTGGAACCAATATAAGGTATGCTCGACATTTAAAGCCTCTATACATAGACGCATTTAAAGCAGTGCACGAAAAAACAATACCTTGGAACACAATCAGATACATATTTTAGTATGCCTAGTAAAGACTATTTAGATTACAATCCTCTTATACCAAAAGTTAAGAAGAAAGTTAAAATAAAAAAAGTTAAAGAAAACACAGTAACAAAAAATATATTTGAATTAATGTTTGGCTTTGGCTATCCTAAAACATATAACACACCAAGTGTTATGCGAACTTATAAACACCCTAAACAAGACGGAAGTAATGGCAAAATTAGTAGATTTCGCTGATCTCAGCATGATAGCAGTACCTGAGCGTACTGAGACTTACATACCAGTGAGTCACCAAGAATTAGTAACAAGAGTAAAGAAAGCAGGAATGCTTCACTACGGTAGACAACCTATTAAAACAACGTTAGAAATAAACCAAAGAGGACAACAATTGTTTGGCTCTATGGTATTTCCAAGCGATACTAAAGGTTCTGACATCTCAGTAGGATTTCGTAATTCATACGATAAAACATTACCAATAGGCTTATGCGCAGGCTCACAAATTACAGTGTGCTCTAACTTAATGTTTGTAGGTGATATTGTAAAACTACGTAAACACACTCAGAATATTGAGGAAGACATGGATGCATTAATTGCAGAATTGTTTACACAAACTGATAAATTACACGGTAAGGCACAAGAAGATGCTAGTTATATGCACGACATACAACTTAGTAATGAGCAAGTAGGTGATTACTTTGGTCAATTGTTCGTAAATCAGAACGTTTTGAATGGCGCACAACTTAAGACAGCTACTAAAGAGTGGTTCGAGTCTCAAGTGTTTAAGTCTAGAAACCTGTGGTCTGCTTACAATGCGTGTACTGAAGCGCTTAAAACTTCACATCCATCAAATGCTTTGGAAAACTACACTAAATTACATACATTTACAGAGGATTATATCCTAAATGAGTATAAAGCACATTTTAACAAACAAATGATTGAAATGGAAGGTTATACTGCTGTATAAATAATATAATATGAAAGACAGTCCCTATAAAGGAAGAGAGTTAGAATTTAATGAAGTTTGGCACTTAATGCAAGTGCTAAAGTTCTATTATGAAGACGTTATGAAGCTAGCACCCAAAGAGATAGCAGAGATTTTAATGCTTGAATTTGGTTGCAAAGTTGATGTAAATGACGTATCTTTAAATATTCTTCTTGCCCCACATAGAGACAGTGATGGTAATTTAAAATGTTATGAGTGATTGTATACAATGTGAAGATGGATTAAAATGCTTACCAGACGATTCTTTGGTAAGTTTAACTGAAGAGGAACTCGATAAATATTTAAATTGCGATGAAAGTATCTTTGAACTTAACCAAGTTGAAAGGCAATCACCTCACCCCCAGTGAGTTTGTGTATCTATTTCTTAAAAGTGAAGGAGAGAAACAAGTTCAAAAATACCTAGAAATTTTACCCGTTGACAGAGAAAAACTACAGACACGAGGCTTTGTGAAAATAATGCCCGACCAGTCACTTACACTCCGTCAAAAAGCGTTGGATTTATTTAAGGTAAGAGGGTGCGAAGATTGTTGGAATCAATTTGCGTTGGCCTACCCACGCAAGGACCAAGGCCGTCCACTACATAATGATATGAAGCGTAACAAGCTTAAGTATATATCATTAATAGAGCGTAATCCAGATTTGCACACAACTATACTTACAGCTATTACAGCTGAATTAGAGGATAGAAAACGTGCGAGCTGGTCAGGTGAATTCCGTCCTAAATGGAAGATGATGTCATCATATTTAAACCAAGAAGCTTGGACTATGTATGATGGTGTAGAACCTGAAACACCTACAGATGAACAAAACTATGGAGGAGACTTAGTATGAGTGAAGAACAAAAGCCACTACCGTGGCGCCACATTTCAGAAGCATCTAATGCAGCATTACGCTACATTGATGGTAGACGTAAAGGTGAAATTAAATCTCTTGCTACGCCTTGGAAAAAGTTTAACAACATTTCTATGGGTGGTATCGAATGGCAGACTATCACAACTATTGCTGGTATGTCTGGTAGCGGTAAAACCGCAGTGCTAGGTCAACTTGAGACAGGATTGAAAGATCTTAACGAAAAGGATGACTTTGCAATACTCTCATTTAACTTTGAGATGCTTTCTTCTCGGCTAATTGGCCGTAAACTTAGTAATAAGATGAAACTTACTACACAGCAGCTATATAGCTCGTCAGAAAACTTTACGTTAAATGACAATTACTATATGAACGCAG